ATAGCAGGAGGATTATTAGGAACTGGACAATTAAAAACAGCAGATCCTCTACCAATCACACCAAATGCTGGAATGGGAACAGTTACAGGTCCCTTTGTAGCTTCAGATATCAGTGCAGATCCTACAAATGGATTTGTAGTAGGAGGAGGTGCAAGTCAAGATGGTTTAGGTGCTACTATTTCAATTTTAGGAGATGGTGCAGGAAATTTAGTATCTGTAACAGTTTCAAGTATTGGTACAAATTATGTTGTAGGTAATACATTAACAATAGCAGCATCAAAATTAGTGAACTTAGGATTTACAGGAGCAACTGTTGATGTAGTAGTTACATTAGGTAGTTCAAATCTCGAAAATTCATCAGCTGCTTCATTTATATTAACAGCAACTGATTTATTAACAGAAGTAGCAGCAATAACAACTGTAGCAGAAGGTACAGGATACGCAGTAGGAGATGTATTAACAGTAGCAGCAGCAGATATAGGTACCCCAACAGCTGACTTAGTAGTAACTTTAGTAGATGCTGACATTACAGATGAAAATGCTTTCACATTAGAAACAATAGGTGAAGGTGTAATTATGAATAGTGCTGGAGCAGAAAATGCTCAAGGTGCTTTAACAAATGGTACATCAGATAACTTAAGATGGGAGGTAGTTTCTCCAAATACAACAACCGGTACATTTAGTGTAATTATTAGACAAGGTAATGATAATACAAGATCCAAATCAGTAATTGAAAACTTTAATAATGTATCATTAGATCCAAAATCATCAAATTATATTTCTAGAATAATAGGTGACCAAAAGCAAGTAGTAAGAGGATCAGGAACAGATGTTTATTTACAAACAACTGGATCATTTGCTAACGCTTCAAGATATGTAAGAGTAAAATCAGTAAACTTCAAAACACCAGACTATTTAGATAATAGTGGACAGCCAAAAGCAGCATTTATACCTTCTATTCCAGTAGCAGGTTCAGGTTCATTTGGAGATGCTCAAGGTAGTATTTTAACTGGAACCGGAAAATATTATGATAAAATTACAGCAAATGATACTCAAGGGTTAATAGGAGATGATTATACAACAGCTATTAATTTATTAGCAAATAAAGATGATTACAAATACAACCTTATATCAACTCCAGGATTATATCAATCAGACTATAGCTCAACATTAAATACTTTAATTGCTAATACTGAAAATAGAGGAGATAATATAGTAGTGTTAGACCTTGAAGCTTATGCATCATCGTTAACAGCAACAACAACTACAGCAGCAAGTAAAGATACTTCATATGCGGCATCGTATTGGCCTTGGTGTATGGTAACTGATCCAGATTCAGGACAAAGAGTTTGGGTACCAGCAGGAACACTAATTCCAGGAGTTTATGCTAATAATGATAGAACAGCAGAAGCATGGTTCGCACCAGCAGGTATTAATAGAGGTGGATTAAGTCAAGTAATCCAAGCTGAAAGAAAATTAACTCAAGCTAATAGAGATGCTTTATATACAGGTAAAGTAAACCCAATAGCAACATTCCCAGGAAGAGGAGTTGTAGTATTTGGACAGAAAACATTACAAAATACAGCAAGTGCTTTAGACAGAGTTAATGTTAGAAGATTGTTAATTGCTCTTAAAAATTATATTTCTCAAATATCTGATAATTTAGTATTTGAACAAAATACAGCAGCAACAAGAAATATATTCTTAACACAAGTTAATCCATATTTAGAGTCTGTACAACAAAGACAAGGTTTATACGCGTTTAAAGTTGTTATGAACGATTCAAATAATGGACCTGACGTAATTGATAGAAATGAATTAAGAGGTGCTATATACATTCAACCAACTAAAACGGCAGAATTTATATACCTAGATTTCAACATTCTTCCAACAGGAGCTGAATTTCCTGCATAAGAATTAGAAAATATAATATTTATAATTGAATAAAAAATAAAACAAACATAAAATGGCAGTATTAGACCCAAACGAAATATTTTTCACAGCTTTTGAACCCAAAGTAGCTAATAGGTTTATAATGTATGTTGATGGTTTTCCATCATATATTATAAAAGGTATTAGTGGATTAGGATTTGCACAAGACGAAATTGTACTTAACCACATCAATACTTATAGAAAAGTAAAAGGTAAATTAAGATGGAATGATATTACAATGCAGTTATTTGATCCAATTACACCATCAGGAGCTCAAGCAGTGATGGAGTGGGTGAGATTACACCACGAATCAGTAACAGGTAGAGATGGATATAGTGATTTCTATAAAAAAGATTTAACTATAGATGTATTAGGTCCTGTAGGTGATGTAGTTAGTGAATGGATTATAAAAGGTGCATTTATTAAAGATGGTTCATTTGCAGATATGAATTGGGACACCGATGGTGAGGCAATGAATATTGATTTAACAATTGGGATGGATTACTGCGTGTTAAATTTCTAATAAAAACAATTATTTTTTTTAAAAATAGCTTGGCTTCGGTCAAGCTTTTTTTTATATTGAATATCAATATTAAATGGAAAGTTCTTTAAACATTTAAAAAAGAACAAAATATGGAAAATTTAGAATTTATTTTAGGTGTCCTATCCACAGTAGGTATATTCTTAGTAGGGTATGCTTCGATAGGAGTGTTTAAGGTGAGAACCCAAGTTAAAGAAATGAATCGGTCTCTAGATAATTTATACGCAAGTATAGACAACGCAAACAGAGATCATTATAAAGCAATAAACGATGTAGAATCGGATTACCAAAATCAATTTGATGAAATTTATAGAAATATGGATTCAAGATTTGATAAATTTGAAAATAGAATAAATAAATAATAATAATAACCGTTTTAAGAACTTTCCTTCTTAATATGTATACATGATAATTAAGTTATAACAAATAAAATTTATATGGAAGATATTAAATTCCCAACAGAAATGGTAGAATTACCTTCAAAAGGTTTAATTTATCCTAAAGATCACCCTCTTCGTAGTGGTAAAGTAGAAATGAAGTACATGACTGCTAAAGAAGAAGACATCCTCACAAACCAAAACCTCATTGAAAAAGGAATAGTTTTAGAACGATTGCTAGAAGCTTTAACTATGAAAAAATTTGATGTTAAAGATATGTCAACCGGTGATAAAAATGCTATATTTATGGGAGCTCGTATTTTAGGTTATGGTGCTGAGTATAAATTTGAGTACGATGGTGAAGAAATTGTTATGGATTTATCAACTATAGAACCAAAACCATTTGATACATCTTTACCAGATGAAGATGGATATATCAATTTCACCCTCCCAAAATCACAGTTAGATATAAAATTTAAAATTTTAACTGAAAGTGATGAAAATAAAATAAAAAATGAAATTAAAAGTTTATCTAAATTTAAAGGAAACTCAGGAGGTGAAGTAACTACTAGGTTAAAATATCAAATTGTTTCTGTATCAGACAATAGTGATAAAAGTGAAATAAAATCTTTTATAGAAAATAATTTATTAGCCCAAGATTCAAGAGCTTTAAGAAAATATATAAAAGAAATTTCACCCGATGTTGATTTAGCTTATACCTTAGATAGTGGTAAAGAAATATCAATACCTATTTCTCTAAATTTTTTCTGGCCGGATCTCTAACCCAACTAATAGCATATAGAGTTTCGGTTTTTAATGCAATTCATGAAATAGTATTTCATGGTAAGGGCGGGTATGATTATACTACTATATATAATATGCCTATATGGTTACGTAAATTTACATTTAAAAAAATTAAACAGTGGTTTGATGCTGAAGCCGAAGCTCGTACTAAAAGTGCAAAGGGAACTAATGATATAGATATGGCAAATCCTGATAGAAGCAAACTACCCCCAAAACAAGTATCCCCTCCTAATTATGTTATGAAAGCATCAAAGAAATAATATTTTTTAATATTTATAATAAAATCATTGTTGAATGAGTGCGAGTAAGCAAGATATAGAAAATCAAAAGGAATTAAATTCTGAGGTTG